CATCTTTACTGCTTATATAAAAAACTTCATTTCCTGTATAATTGCTAAATGCACCTATAGCACCTTCAGTGTTTTTTACTAAAATGTTATTTGTTTCTGCATTAGCATATTCATATGTTTCTACATCGTTCTTTAAAACCTTTTTAGCAAAAACATACTTTGTATCAGGTAGGAAATCTGGTGCAACAATCTGTGTAAAAATATCGGGATCATCAATTACACCATCAGCATCTGTATCAACAAATCCTATTTCTAATTTTTTGCTGTCTACATAACCAGCCGCCGATCTATATGCACTAATAACTTGCCATTTCCAATCCTGTGTAAAGTTAGTTAAACTATCTGGAATATTGTTATTACTTAAAACGTCTATTGTATCCGTAACAATTTTACCTGTTTTACTGTCATATATTCTGTCATTTCCATCAAAGTAAAAACGTATTTGCTCATCGCTTTCAAACACATATCTTAGACCTCTATGTGTTACAGTGTATGTTTCGCCATTTGTTTCAAACAAGAAAATCCAGCTACTATCTTGATTAGTACCTGTTGCATCGCCTGCTCTAGCTGTGCTAAAATCACCTGTTTTATCAAGGTTTGTACTTGTAATAACTTTCCAGTTTGATGTTTCTACATCATAACGCAATCCAAATGTTTTATAGCTGAATGTTTGATCAACCATTTGAGATAATGTATCTGCTACAATACCTAGATTCAGCACAGAAATAATTTCAGATATTTGTGCACCTTCTGGAATATTATCATTTAAAATAACTGGGCCTAAATCACTGTCGATATCTTGTACTGTTCCATTTTCAAATACACTTACTATTTTTGTCCAAATATAGACTTTGTCACCTAGTTTATTTGGCGTGCCAGAAACTATGTTGTTTTTCTTATCAAAATAATGTCCACTTGGCGCAATGAATTTTACTAAACTTCCTGGAGAAACAAATCTCATAATACTTGCTGTAAAACTGCTTACTGCAACAGGAATATCAAATTGGTCTTGGAAGATACCTGTACTTTGATTTGTATCATTTGTAGTTGGCTTCCAAGTAAAGTTTAAATCTTCTACACTGGTATTTCTATCAAAATATTTGTAATAGAAATTCTTAGTTTGTGTATGTTTTATAATTTCTAAAACTTTTGAATTTATAACTGCTTCAATATCAGTTCTAGTTGTAAATCCAAAACTGAATTTCTTTGCTAAATCTTCACTGTAAATGCTACCGTCATCGCCAAACATTAGTGTGTTACTGTATTTGCCTGTTGCATCACGTAAATCATAGTAACGACTAATACCACTGCTGGTTCTGTTTATACTTTTTGTTTTTATAATTTGCTGACTTACTCCTAGAGGACCAATATTGTAGTCTTCACCTGTAATAAGTCTATTTTGCGTATAGAATGTGCTAGGAGCATTTGTTTTAATACTTTCATTTGTTTCACTACTATCTGCATTTGAAACAGGTGATTGTAAATCTAATACTAAGTTTAATGTTTCGTTGGTTCCATTTTTACTCAAATAAGGAATCTGTATTTGAATACCTACTAAATCACTAGGATTGATTTTGTATTGTTCATTTGCACTGGTTCTATAATATACTTTAAAACTACCTTTAGGAAGTGTACCAAAAACACCATCACTGAAAATTAAACTGATACGGTCGCTAATTCTACTCAGCACACCATAAATGTCTCTAACGCCTTTTTCAATACTGTTATATACAATGTTGTTACCTTCAACATTGCTTACTTTTGTCCAAAGATCCTGTTCAAAGCCGTTGCTGTCTAGTTTGTATAACCAAACATCAGTTTCGTTTACATTGTCAGTATCAATGTTTACAGTTGTATTTGGTACTGGATTATCAATAGCAAATACATTATTTTTTAGAGTACCTTGTCTAAAGTGTAAAAAGAATCCACTGTTTGCACTGCCTGCGCCTTGACCGCTGTCTCTATATAGAAATGCAAGTTTGTTGCCAGGAAACGGTTCTTCTTCATAAATGAAATTATCTGTTGTGTCAATACCAGCACTGGTAATTTCAAATTTTCTACTTTTATTATCAACTGTTTTAGTAAAACTAAAAACAGGTATATCTGTATTGGTTCCATTGAATCTATATTGCTCTGTAACAATGCCATCAACAATAGATTTTTTTACAGGACGTCCAAAGCGTGAATTTGCAGGCAATGCTGAATTTAAGATTTTGATAAATTGTTCATACCAATCATTATTTGTAGCATCATTCCACAAAACAGTTTGTCCACTGAGGTTATTGTTATTTGCATCAAATACATCTTCAGTTGTACTAACGCTATCGATTTTTAACAAACCGTTAGCAGTTGTATTACGACTAGCATTATAACTGATTAAACGTGCAAGGCGGAGAATGCTTTCTCTACGCTCTGCTGTTTCAATGTAATTTTCTCTAGCATTTAAGTCTGTGCGGAAGGCTAGGTTTTGACCTAAAAATGCAATCAAATCAATCAGTGCAAGATATTCGCTGCTTTCAATATAATCATTGTAATCTTCTGGATAATTTTCTCTAATATAAGAGATCATTGTTCTACGTAAATTATCAAAGTCGTAACTTTGAAAATCAGCGTACTTGAAACTTTGATATATTGCTTTCCAATCTTCTGCTAATAGAAGTCGATTTTGCCTGTCTGTCGTTGACATATGCCATTCCTCACTTTATAGTATATTTACCTGAAGTAATTATATGCGCATTTAAAGAAGACCGTTGTTTTGGTCAAATTTTATACGTATTGTTTCGCTGATGCTATATGGAAGATATGTAATGCTGCAATCTACTTGCAGGCCGCTTTCGTATGTGTCAACTGTGACAGAATTTACGTTTATACGTGGATCATAATTTATAACTTCAGTAATATCTTTGATAATAAGTTCTTTTAAATCTTCAGTAAATGGTTCAAACAGTACGTCCCAAATCACAGTACCAAAAGTAGGATTTTCAAGTTTTTCGCCTTTACGTATATGAAAATGATTTATTACATCCTGTTTGATTATTTCTAAATCAAATAGATTAAATCCACGTGGATTGGCTACAGTGCTAATACCTCTGTATTGCTTGCTGATTACAGGGGCTTCTTCTCCTGGAGAAGATATTGTTACATTTTTATAAAGTGGTTTTTCATTTGTAGCCATAACGTATTTATACCAATAATTCGTCGTAAAGATTATTTACTTGCGGAGTAATAGTTACTAAAGTTCCATTTACAAATCTTTGAACTGGCTTAGTATTCACAATGTCTTGTGTTGTAAAGCCATACAAATCTTTTTTCTTTACTAATTTTGTGCCAAACTTTTTTGCTGTTTTTTTAGCAGCATTTGCAACATTTGCAAAAGTTTTATCACCTGTAGTTTTAAATGTTTTCTTGTGAAGATCATTTGCTGCACTAGCAATTGCATTTGCTTGTGTCACAGGATTTTCTTTAAACCTAATATTATTTGCAACTTGTCTGCCTACATCTTTTACAATCTTAGGTCTGTTCAATGCTTTTCCAATTAAATTTGCACCAACTTGTGCCGCAGCGCCATTTACTACATTACGCAATTCTGGCGGTAGTCCATTTATTGCGCCATTTAAATTTTTTGTAAAATTTCCAATACCTTTTGTAAAGCCTTCAAATGCTGGTCCTATGCCTGGTATGCCGCCAATAGCAGCGCCTAATCCGCTTGCAAGTTTTCCTGCTGCATCGCCTAATGCATCGCCTAATCCGCCTAATGCTTTTCCTATTGCACCATCTATTGCACCTAATGCACTGCCAAGAGCACCAGTTAAACCTGTAGAACTTAGTAAGTTTTGCATTGTGCTAGGCAAACTTCCTAATAAATTGTTTAAGCCTTGTCCAATAATACTACTCAATCCGCCTTGCAAACCTTGTAGGAAACTATCTTTGATAGTTAAAACTTCTCCTTGTGTAGCATCCACAATTTGTGTTCTTACTGTGCTAGGATTATCAGCAGATGTAGTGCCTGCATAAGTTGTTGTTGCTGTGCCTCTTTGCCCGGGTTGTCCTCCAAATGGCTGTGTAAAACCAGCAGCTAGTTGATCAGGATTTATCCAACCATCTGGTGTAAATGCTGCTGGGTTCGCAATGCCTTGTAGTGCAGCAGCGGCTTGTGCAAACTGTGGTGGAATTTGATTTTGCAGTTGAGATAATCCTGCTGAAATAACCCCTTGTGCTGCTCCTCGTATTGCTCCTTGCAATCCACCTTGTAATCCACCTTGTATTGCGCCTACAGTTGCTATAGTAGGTATAGGACTTTTTCTGGCTAGTTGATTTACAGCATCTCCTAAAACTCTATTGCTTTCTCTAAGTGCTGCGTTTCTAAGTTCGCCCCCAATTGCTTGAAACATCAATCATCCTCCGGTTTTAATTCATTCATAGGTGTCCTGTCCGTATGTACAGGACGTTCTTCCATATGTATATCTTGGCTTTCTGTATCGACTGCTTCAGTTTTGTCTGGTGCAGTTTCCAACGGATTCCAACTTTCGTGTCCTTGCCAAGGTTCGTGCTGTGGAACACGTTGTGGAAATTTTGCTTTTACAGGCAAAGTTGCTTCTTCTGCTTCTTCTGCTGGTGGTCCGTTCATATCAATACGGTTTGCTGTTTCTTTATGATGACTAGATTTTATATTACTTGTGCCGCCGGCAGTAATTCTTGTATTTTCTCCACTTTTTTGATTTATGTTTGCACCTACAGTGGTCTTCATATCATTTGTGACAGTGGTTTCTAAATTATTTTTACATTTTATGTAACCATCTACACCAACAACCAAATGATAATCTAAAGCACAGCTCATATTGATATTATCGTTAGTAATCATATTAATATTGCGTCCTGCTTCAAAGTTTATATCTCTGTCTGCAACAAAATTAAAATCTGTTTCTGTATGGAAACTGATACTGTCTTTAGCATAAACGTCTAATTTACCATTACTAGACATTTCAATCCAAGCAGTACCTCTGCTGTTGTTGATGTAAATTAAATCTTCACTGGTGTTTATCATAATTTGTGCACCAGTACGTGTTCTAAAACGTATCATTTCATTAGCAGGTCTTGTAACATCCCCGCCTGATTCGCTTGCTTCTTTGTTTACGTATTCATAAGGAGTATCTTCTGGTGATCCTTTTCGTAAAAACTTATCATCGCCGTCGTCAATTACAAAACTACTACTTCCTAATCTATTTACATGGACAGTTGCTTGACTTTCTTTTACACCTATTTTACCTTGCGGTGATCCGCCACGTTTATCTAACGGGCCCGGTGTACTGAATCCATAGACTGCACTTGGAAATTCTCTTTGCGCACTTGTAGTTGTAATACCTCTAATATCATCTTCAACTAAACCTTGTTCTTTAAGTGCTTCAACAAAATCTTCATTTACAGGTCTTTTATATTTTACAACATTGTTTGTACTGGGTTTGGTGATTTTTTTGTTGTATTCCCCAACTGGTAATTTTTTTCCTTTTAAATCACTAGGAGGATTTGTAACTTGTTCGGTAACAGGTTGTCCACCTGGTAACATAAATGTCATGCCTTTTTCAGGAATACATGCAAACCAATAGCCAAACTCTCTGCTACCTTCAACAAAGGTTACCAAAACTAAAGTGCCAGGATCTGGAGGTACCATCCAAAAACCATAACTCTTTTGTGTGTTACTATAACTATCGTTTTTGCCTAAATGCTGTGCTCCAGTGACGCCATAGAAAGGACTTGCATAATATACTATTGCAGTTTGGCCTAATGTTTCTCCAGCATTTCCTGCTTCTGTTGTTTTAAGCAATTCTACTTCTAAACCACCAAGGTAATAAGGATCTGCATGTTTAATCACACGAGCAATAAACGGGCCAGCATTTTTTGTAGGTTCAACTATACCTGCTGTGCGTTTTTGTTCTGAAGTTTCTATGCCTGCTGTTTTCTTTTCCATGTTTTAACCTTTAAACGGAGTTGCCATATTTTGCGAATCTGTGCTGTCTTTTACTTTTACTGGATTATCTCCGGTTGTACTAGTGTCTTCCGGCTGTCCTCTTCTTCGTAAAAGTTTTAAAACTTGTGTAAATTGGTTACCTTTTATCTCATTTGTGATTTTGGTTACTCTATAAAGTCCACTAAACTGCTGAACTGGAATTGTATCTTCTGGAAATATCATGCCGCCAGTTTCTGGATTGTAATCAATAGGTGTTCTAAAATTTAAAATAATGTCAGATTCGCTACGCTGATAATCAATTTGTCCATTTGCAGTGCTATTTAAATCGCCTGGAGCATCTGTCCAGTTGCCCATACCACTGTCTACTATAAAATACGGATCTCCAAATATTTCTAAATCAACTTCTACTAAGTCCATGCTACCAGAACCTAAAATGTTATCATGAAATTGTCTTGCCCAACGTATTTTACTGTTATCTATACCTGCACCACCGCCTCCTTGAGTACTTGAGCTTTGATTGAAACTTTGAACTGTAGCACCTGTAGCACTGTTGGCACCCGAATTTTCAGTTTTCATTGTAAGTGTTTCAGGTTTTGATTGCACAGTGTTTTGTTGTAATCCACCTGTTTTAAAATCAGTGCTGCCTTGTCCATAATCAGATTGCAAAAACTGGAAAAACGCTGCATTAAATTGTATATCAAAGTTTACAATATCGGTGTTTTCTCCGCTGTATATATAATTGTATTCTTTTTTTGCACTGTTTCTCAAAGAATTATAATTTACACCAGGATCGCCAGGTCTTTGTAAATGACTACTATGCACCATGTATTCAACAACTTTATAATGGAATACTTTTGCATCCTCTCCGTAAACATTTTCTTGATCTGCATTTGCTTTTAAGTATGTTTCTGCATCAATTCTAAACCAAGGAACCATGCCGTTTTCATCAGGTGCTCGTTCTTTCAATTCTTTTGCCCAACCACTGGTTAAAACAACATCTTCAATTATTTTAATCATGCTTGTACCAGCAGGATATTCAAATACACGCTCATCGTTGCTAACAACGTTTTTACCTCTGGTCATCACTTTGTTTTTCTTATCATAAACTTGACCAGTTTGTGGCATGGGTGCTTTACCTTGTTCTTCATGCCCTTCGATTATTCTTGCTTTACCTAAATTATTTAAACTGCTAGGATCTTGCGCAATTTTAGCAAGAGTTTCGCCTATACTACTTTTAGTTAAAACTTGTCCTGTAATCATACTGAGAAAACTTTCAAAGTTTTGCGGTGCTTGTGCGCCTAAAAAGCCACTGATGCCTTCAAACAATCCTTGCACATTTCCGCTTTTGAAGTTTGTAAGCAATCCTCCAATAAGACCTCCGCCAAAACCACCGAGACCTCCGCCTAACACTCCACCTAATGCTCCGCCTAGTGCTCCACTTAGTGCATTTTGTCCAATATTTTTATTTCCTGCTAGTCCACCGCTGATGATTCCGCCAATAGCACCTGCGGCTACTCTGCCAAAAATACCACTTCCACGTTTGCTACTGGTGCTTTTTGTTGTTGCACCTGCATCACTAGTACTAGCGGTTTGTGCAGGATTAAATTTTGTTGCAATATCCGCAGGAAAAGTTACTATAAACTCATCTGCTTCTATTAGTTTTTCTTGCTGTCTTAGTTCCTCAAAGTGTCCGTTCATGATTGTACACAAACTTTGCTCGCCACTTTGTAAACATTTTTCAACACTGTTGCCTTTTAAACTAATATCAATTGGTACACCGGTTTTATCATCAAGATATGCTTGTTCATTCCAAGGCATTGCTTCAACATTGTACACTGTGCCGCCTGCTGTAACTTCAAATGTAATATTTGTAATTTTTACAGGAACATCTCTACGTAAATTTTGTCCGCTTT